CCCGGTGTCTTACGATTGTTATAATGCAGAAAAACCTGTACGCATTCTTTGCCTTTGAATTTCTCTCTCCAATGTTCTAACTCCACACCTCTATAAACCAACATATCTCCAGGTTTTAGATCTACCCTAACTCCTTTTGCTTTGCTGGCTGTTGTAATATTCTTACCATCTGGTTCACCCACATTCTCATTTGGACTTAGATATATAGGCCAGTCATCACCACCAAGATTCATGGTGGTAGATATCTCACAGGAGAATCTATCCTTGTGTCTTTTTAATTCATCACCTTTTTTATATATTCTAGCATAGGTATAAGCAGGATATAATTTTAATCCTGTCGCTTTTTCCATGCCTGGTTGACATTTAAGTAATAAAGTTTCCATGGCGATATTACCATAAGCAGAATATGTATTTGGTATCTGTCCATCAGGCTCTTCGTAATATCCAAGTATATTTTCAAAGGGTGAAAAATATCTAGCAGCTCTACAAGTATCATAAACCTGTTTCTGCATCATAAAATAATTTGCAATAAAAGCCGCCAGGTCTTTTGATATAGCTTGTCTGATTACTGTATACTTTTTCTTTTTAAACATCTTTTGCCATTTCTTTTGGAACAGCTTGTATATTCCAATGTATAAATCTAAAAGGCTCTTTTCCATGGTCTACTGAAAATTCATGTTCTAAATAACCTGGAAATATGATTAATGTTCCTGGTTTAGGTCGTAAATGAAATTGTTCGTGACCTGCCCATACACCTTTTAAGTCTGATCTCATTTTTAATTTTGTGCATCTTGCTCCAGTCTTTGGTTCGTGAAATACTGGAAAAGAAGTTTTGTCACTACACTTTAAAAAATAAAAACCCGATATGTGTTGATTCCAATGTATGTGTGCCGAGTGATGACCACCACCTTTTTTTGCAAACTCCTGTACCCATATCTCACTAAACATAGTTTGATATAGGGACATATCGTAACCTTGATGGTCCAAATACTCCCAGGACTTTTGACCTATGTAATTTCTAAAGTCTAAAAAATCATTGTCTTGTGTTAGTGGTGTTGAATGATAGGATCTTCCAAAGTCACCATATTCTTTAATGTATGCTTTCTCTCTTTTACGAGCATCAGCAATATACTTATTGCTTGCTTTGTTTAGTGATTTAACAAACTCTGGTTTTTCCTCACTCCAAATTATCGTTGGAAAATAACTATTTATGAACATATTTTAAAATACAATCCTTTCCATTGAATCTATACCATTTAATTTTTAAATTATTATAATTTTCTTTTACTTTTTTTGATAATCTAATACCAGTTTCCATTATAAGAATTCCATTTTTATTCAAATATAAAGGAGCTTTCTCTAGTATTTTTTTTATAAAATAAAAACCATCATTATCAGCTATGTAAGCAATTTTTGGTTCAGGAGATGATTGTTTATAATTATTATATTCTTCCTTTGATATTTGTGGTGGCACTGCAATTATTACATCGTATTTTTTTGTTATATTTTTAAATAAATTACTTTTAATACAACTAATGCGATTATTTAATTTTTGATTATTTACATTTTCTTTTGCTATTTTAAGAGCCTTTGAATTTATGTCTGACATATCTACTAAACATTTATCTTCTAGTAAAGCTGAGATAATTCCTAAAGCTCCTGATCCACAACATAAATCTAAAATTGTTTTTTTATCTTTTATTAATTCTTTTAAATAATTTGAAATTGGAGAACGAGGAACATAAACATTATCATTTATATAAAATTTTGTATTTAAAGGTCCATACCAAATAAACCTACTATTAAATTTGTAATTAAAATTCATCATTTAAAAGGCCTCCCCAAATGCCATACCACAAGACTATATCTTGTGCCTGATGTTACTGGTTTAACTCTATGCCACACAAAACTAGGAAACACAATGATAGATCCTTTTGGTAATATCTCTTTACATTGTATTCTATGTTTTGATTCGTCTCTCATATGTGGATCATAGTTTCTAAAATCAAATTCTAATTCACCACCTTTGTATTCTGAACCATCTGTTAACTGACAAGTCATAGATAGTTTTCGAATTCTTCCGTGCTCTGGATTGTTGGGCCTATCATAAGGTTTATCCCAACTATCACAATGCCAATCGTAATATTGATTTAGTTTATATTTTGTAAATTGACAAGACTCACTTCTTTCCCAATCAAAATTCCAACCTGCCATTTGATTTGCTCTATGAACATATGGATGTAATTCCTTATAAATCCAAGTGTCATTCAACCATACTAAATCTGATTTTCTTTTTTTCTGTATGTTTTTAACATCTTCTTTTGATAATTCTTTTTTATCATATCCACCGGTTCTAGCTAATACCTCTTTTTGTTGCAGTGCATATTCTATGACATCGTCACAGAATCTAGGTGTTAGTACACCACTAAAGTACCAATAATAATTAGATATATTCATACGTTATAGTCTGTATAAAATTTAAACCATCCTTTTGATTATTGGTTATGTAATACATATTAGTTGATGGGAACATTATAAATTTATTATCGGTAAGCTCTATATCCCAGCTTCTACCCTTACGTCTATTATCTTCATAATGTATTCTGACATTACAATCTTTGACTTTAACGCCATATAATAATGTAAAGTCTGGTGAATTTCGTAGATCTACTGGATCTATATTAAGTAATGGAATTGTAGTTTCTTGAGGTTTATACATATTACCCCACGTTTCTTTGTTAATTAAAGTAAAATTGTACTCTACATTTATATGATCTCTCATATAGGTGTTCAACATATCGAACGTTCGTGAGAATGGAAAATCTTTTTTTTGAATTACTGATTGTAAAATATCATTTGATAATTTATCTCGGTCAATGTCCCAATCTTTAGGCATTGCCACATCACCATAATATAATGCTATTTCAGATAATACTTTCTTCTGCATACCACATACCTTTTTAATTTATGCCATTGAATCTGTCAAGTCCCAGGATTGGCCTTCTTCATTCCAAACATAAGACCATCTATGAGTATCAGCTTCGTTTTGTGAAATTTGTTCTGCAGTTAATTCAGGTTCATCACCAATTGGCGATTTCCATTGTGCAGTTGTAGTATCTTTCACCCAAGAAGCATATGGTTTTTTAGGCCAAAAGATTTGATCATCCTCGTCCCAAGTATAACCTATACCTGCATAGTTTCCTCTAAATGCTTTTGAGTTATCTCCAGAGTTATGTGTATTACCTGCTGTATTGTAAGATGTTTGAATCCACATCTGTGCAGGCCAGTTGTTGTGTGTTTCTAACCATTGTTGACCTACTGTTTCGTCTTCAACACCATCAGCATTTAACATCTTATCGTTATCCATAGTTAACACTTGGATAACTTTTCCATTAGCTCCTAGTTTTGCAAAATGTGCCATAATGTTTCTCCTTATATATTAATTTTAATTATCATTCAACTATGAAACTTTATATCTTATTATTACTATACCAGACCCACCATTACCACCACCTGAATTCGGAGAATAGTTATTACCCCCTTGTGCACCATTACCTCTGTTTGCAGTTCCATCGTCTGCTGCACTATTACAATCTGCTCCTGCTTGTCCTCCTACAGCATATGTTATAGGAGAAGCGTTTATTTCACTAGCAACTCCTGCCCCACCTGGGGCTCCGTGTGTTGGAAAAGTTGGTCCGGATGTTCCTGCTCCGCCAGCTCCTCCACCTCCACCTCCATAACCAGTGCCTGGACCATAACCTGTTCCACCATCATTTCCTTGAGGAGGTGTTACAGAAGGTGTATTTCCCTCTCCTTTCCCTCCATCAGGAACAGTATTATATCCTCCTCCGCCACCACCAGAACCACCATTTTGACCTGAAGCTGCAGTGGCACCTGGACTTCCTCCAGATTTACCACCTCCACCACCACCTGCTGAAGTTATTGTTGAAAAACTAGAAACACTTCCACATCCTCCGTTACTTCTGCTTCCACAAGCTGGATTACCAGCTCCACCAGGGGCTCCACCACCTACTGTTATTGGAAAAGATGTTGCAGTAACTGTAATTCTATTTCCTGGAGTTGAATATCCACATTTTGGACTAGCTGTATAAGGTGAAACAGGACTTTTTGTTTCTCTAAAACCACCAGCTCCGCCGCCTCCAGCACTAAAATATCCAGTTGCAGATCCACCACCTCCACCACCGCCTGCAACAACCACATATGATACTTCGTTATTTGCTGCAATATTAGACAACGAACAAACTTGAAAAGTTCCTGGTCCTGTAAAAGTATGTATTCTGCAATTTCCAGAATTACTTATTGTTCCGCCTGTTGCGGATATAAATGAAGTTGTTGGCATATCTGATTGTAAACCTGAATCTGTTACTAGCCAACCTTGTGTTGAATCTACAAAAACAAAACTAACAGCTAGACCTTCTGTTGATAAAGTTGCATCATTAGTGTTAT